TAACACCTGAAGAGTATGCAGCCGTGCTGATTGGTGCTATTGCAATTAGAAGCACTGCAAAGAAATTCTCAAAAGATGTCGTTAAAGCTGGAAAAGCTGGCCGTGCTGCAACCGTACATGCAAGTGAGGTTTCACCAGTTGGTGCAAATATATTCACAACCACCGCTGTTGTAAATCAAAAGAAGATTAGAACTGCAATAAAAAAGTTTCTATCAGCTTTTAAACGCTGGGTAAACATGGAAGATTCTCATGTCCGGCCAACGCATACCGGTGCTACTATGCAGGGAAAAGTAGAGATACACGCACCATTTTCAGTTGGTGCTTACTATATGATGTATCCGGGTGACTATTCGCTGGGTGCTGGAGTTGAGGAGATTATAAACTGTAGATGCGGTGTAGATTACATTTAAAGGAGAAAAACGATGCCAAAGATGCAAAGAAAAGTTTTCACATTTGACGATTTAAAGTACAAGAAAATAGCCGATGAAGCTGGCGACGAATTCCTGGAATTTGAAGGATATCTTTCTACTTTTGGAAACATTGATCACGGGAATGATGTAGTTATGAAGGGCGCATTTCGTGAATCATTGAAAAATAGAATGCCAAAACTATTGTGGCAACATAACTGGGATGAGCCTATCGGTATTTTTACCGAGATATATGAAGATGAAAAAGGACTGTATGTGAAGGGCAAGATGCCATTGGCAGATACTCTTGTTAAAGGCCGTATTGAACCGCAAATGAAGATTCGATCTATTGACAGCATGAGTATTGGATACTTTCCAAATGTTTCTGAATATGATTACGATGAAGATCTTCGATATTTGAAAGAAGTTGAGCTTTTTGAAGGCAGTCTCGTGACTATTCCGATGAATGATGAGGCCAGAATTGAGGTGTCAAAGGGCTTTGAGTTTGCTGGGATGGATTACATTGATGAGCAGAAAGAAATTGAACTCGTGGCAGATGTTTCCTACAAATGGGATGCTGAAAAAGCAAGTGAAAGAGTAGATGTGAAAAAGGATGATAAGTTTGATTCTGGATTGAATGTTTGTGATATGATAGATGGAAAACTGCATATCATTCCACGAGCTGTATTTTGTATGAAAGCAAAATTGCTGGGTGCAAAAGGTGGTTTTAGCGATAAATATGATATTGACAGAGTGAAATCTTTTGTCAATAAACTGTATTTGCGATTAGATATGGACAAACCATTCAGCTCAAAGAGTGAGTTGATACATTTTTCAAAAAAAGAACTTGAAAACATGCCGTTATCAGAAACAAGTTTTGTTTTAAGAAGTGAAACTGCAACAATAAATAAAAGTGGTGCTGATGCAATCGCTCGTGCTTTAATGGCTGGCGTCACAGTCGTTGAAGAGTCTGACGAATCAGATGAAAAGAGTGGAACAGAAGCGTTTGAAAAAATAGATAAAGCATTGAATTTTAATTTAACTGATGGAGTAAAAAAATGAATGAAGAACAATTAAAAGCTTTGACCGACAAAATTGAAGGTCTTAAAACTGGCGTTGAGAAAAATGTTCATGACTTGCAGGAAGCAAGTGAAGCGAAAAATGAAGAGCTGAAGACAAATCTCTCTGCAAAAATTGATGAGCAGCTGGGAAAAATTGAAGAAATGGCAAAAAAAATTGATGATTCTGATGCTGCAAGAAAAGAACTCGAATTGCTTATCTCAAGAAAGCAAGATGAGAATGGCACTGATGAAGTAATTGGTGATCCAGAAGTTGCCGCAGCATTCACGAAGGGTATCAGAACTGGTTCACCGTCCACAAAAGAACAAAAAGTTGCTGGTATGGTCGAGCTTATTCGTCTTGAGCTTCCTCATGTCAGTGAAGATGATGCGCTGAATCAAGCAAAATCCATGTTTTCTGGCAGCAATCCAGATGGTGGATATTTATGTCCCGTTGCAATGGCAAAGAGTATCATTACTCGTTTGTTTGAAAGTTCACCAATGAGAGATTATGCAACCGTTGTTAAAACGACAGCTGGAAGCATGGTATTTCCTATTGATGACGAATCTTTTGGTGTTGGATGGACTGGCGAAGTTGACACCCGCTCTGAGAGTGATACTGCACAGATTGGAGAAAAAACAATCCATACCCATGAGATGTATGCGTATCCAAAAATGTCACTCCAGTTGCTTGAAGATTCAAACCGCAATATGGATCAATACTTTGCTGAAAAAGTTGGAGATAACTTTGCACGATTGGCAAATACTGCTTTTGTTACTGGAAATGGAGTTGGTCGACCTTTTGGCTTTCTTGCTAAGACAACCCGTGCAACAAACACATACGCCCGTGGTACTGTGTATGAAAGAGATACAGACGGTGCAGCAATTGATGCAGCTGATCTCATTGATCTTCAGGGATCTCTGCTTGAGGGTTACATGAGCAAAGCTATGTGGCTAATGAATCGTGCAATCTTCACTGACATTGCTCAGTTGGTAGATTCAAACGGTGCATTTCTCATTAATCCAAGACTTCTTTTTGAGGGTTTCAAACCTCAGATTTTGGGCCATAAAGTTGGATTCATGTCAGATATGCCAAATGATCAAACAACTGGCGGAAAAGTCATTGCGTTTGGCGACTGGAAAAAGGCATACACCATCCTTGATAGAATCGGCATCATGGCAATTCGTGATATGCTGACAAGTCCTGGATTTTTGAAAGTTCATTTCCGCATGAGACTGGGTGCTGACGCTCTCAATACTGATGCGTACAAAATTTTGGCAATGAAATAATCGGAGGATTATACAATGAAAAAAGACACTATAGCTAAAAATCAAGTTTTGTTTCAAAGAATTGATCTTGCCGCAGTTGGAACGCCTGTTCTTGGAACTGCTATTGATACGCAGGGCGTGAAAGGAATTACCGTGGCAATGCAACCGCTTGATAAGTCAGATACTTACAAAGTGATTGCTCTTACCGACACAAATGATATTGATGTCACATTTCATGAGTGTGATACTTCTGGTGGAACATACGCTGCAATTGATACTGCAAAATATCTGCCAACTGGTGATGGTAGAAAACTCGAAATTTTGCCAGCAAATGGAATCTTCAAAATTGGATGTTTCGGAACCAAACGATACATCAAGCCTGTAATCAATGTTGTTACAATTGATGGCATTACAGCTTCAAACTTGCTTGTTTCAGTCATTGCTGTGAAGGAAATGGATGCAGTTCCAATTCTTTAATTTTTTTTAATCGCAGGGGGTGTAAAAGCCTCCTGCATTTTATGAGGTATTTGTGATGGAAAAGTTAAAACCAGTTGATGAGTATACAGTGCCAGTGTTAAAAGAGCTTGCAAAAGAGAATGAAATTGATATTTCCAATGTCACGAAAAAAGATGACATCTATAAAGTGATTGAAGATTTCTCAAAAATGACTCCAGAAGAGCGTGAAGCTGCAAAACTGTTGAAAGCAGATGTCAAAAAGCAGCTGAAAAATGTCGTGATCCTGACTGTTACTGAAGATATTGACTGCCGACCAAATGGCATTGACCTTGAGCATTTTGAAAAAGATCAAGAAATTGTAAATCCAACAAGTGAATTAGTTGCATTTCTTGTGAATAAAAAAGAGATTGCAACTCTTCAAAATAAGAAAGTGTTTGTCTAATGAAAAGGCAAATTTACAAAAGCCCTCGACTTTGGGAGCAAGAGACAACTCCTGTGTGGCTAGTTGTCAGTGTTGATGATGTCAAGAAAGCTGGCAGAATGGATCTGGAAGATACAATGCTTGATGATACTATTGAAATGTATATTGAGGTCCTAACAAGCAGAGTCGAGGCATATTGCGGTATAATTTTGCGTGATACTAAATTTACTGCTTATTATGATGATTTTCCTGTTGTGATAAACATTCAGAAAGCTCCTTTTGTATCTCTTAATGGTATAGAGTATGATATTGATGATGTGGCAACTGCTCTTGATCTAACTACCGTGCAGCAGCAAGTGAAAAAGCATGAAGTGAATATATTTCCAACGAAAAGCAGTAATTTTCCCTCTACTGATGAAAATGTCGATTCCGTAAGTGTTGATATCAATTTTGGCTATGATGATGCTGATGCTGTGCCAAAAGCGATAAGGGGCGCCATTATCATGAGCGTTGTTGCTCTTGTTTTTGGTGCTGGTGAAGATTGTGATTCAAATGCAGATGTTCTGTGTGGAACTGCAAAAAGCATGTTGAAGCCTTATAAAAACTCTTTTGGATGGATGGCGCACTAATGGTTAGCATGTACAAAAGAATAGAAAAAAAAGGCCTATGTCCTCGTGATCTATCAAATCAAGTGGGTATCTACAACAGGTCATTGGGTGCGACGACTCCAGATAAATCAGTTGCAAATGTAGAGTTCACTTTGCTTGCTACTTTTATGTGTGGAATTCAAACAATTACCGCCGTACAAAGAGAGTTTTCTAAAAATCCAAACTCTAAAACTACACACTTATTCTTTTTTCAATTCTCCTCAAGGTTGAGTAAATTAGAGCCGTTCAAGACTTATATCAAATTTCGTGATGAATGGTATCGTTTGATGTCTGTTGATAACATGAATGAGCAGAATAGAGTCTTAGTATTTTCCGCTACAGTTCGTGGCGATACTGATGAAAAGGAGTCTGAAGCATGAGTGGATTGAAGACAATAACAAACAACACGCGAGCAGAGACAATGTCGATCAATATGTCTGATAGAGATAGGCTTGACATGGCTAACGATATGATAAAATATAAAAAAGGCACAATGAGGGGTTTTAGAAAAGGTGCACAAGTAGCTAAAAAAAGAATAAAAGAGTTGATAAAAAACCCACCAAAAACAGGAAAGAAATATAGTGGACTTCCAAACAGATCATCTCAAGCAGGTGAAGCTCCAGCATTTCAATCTGGCACATTGTTTCGTAGTGTTAGTTATGCTGTTTTTCGTTGGGATTATCTTGCAGTGGGTGTCACCGCTATTTATGGAAAGTTCCTAGAATTCAAAACAAAAACAATGAAACCTCGGCCATTTGTATCTCGTGGCTGTGAAGAGACCTTTCAAACGGTTAGAATTGCATTATCAATGGGTGTTGATGAGGAGTTAAACAAGTGAATATAAAAGCAGTTATAGCGCATCTTATTGCAAAGATTTCTAGTCATACTGATTTATTTACGGATTATCTTGATGCTGTGATTGATAGCGTGGTTGTACTTTCCGACAAGAGAACTGTTCAAGTAGAGACTCTTACAGCGCACGGTTTGCTTTTGGGCGCTTCTGTGATAGCAAGTGAAGGATCTAATTTCAATGGAATCGATTCAATTACCATTTCTGATGGAGTTGCTACAGTAAAAACCGTATCAGAGCATGATTATAATTATGATATTCTCGATGCGCAATATCTTGTAATTGAAAATGCTGATGCTACTTGGAATGGAACACATGAGATTTCTGATGTAACAAATAGAAATACCGTAGAGATAACGGCACCCGCTGCAACGGCACCAGCCACACTTGGAAATATAAGAGAGTTGAGAAGTTTGGGTGTGAATGGAATCGTTAAAATTTCTTCTGTTGTCAGTGCAACCGTGTTTCAGTATACAATATCTGACAGCGCTCCTGATGTTCCAGAGGGTAGTGTTGAGGGGCTGAAGATTGAAAAAGGTGCTCGTATTGCCGGAGCGGCTGATCCAGAAAGAGCCAGAGGCATATATGCAGATACAGACGGCCGTAAAATGTGGATGTTTGTAATGTTTTCAGATGATACAGTTTCAAAATCTTCTCATACAAATAGCGATGCCGTTGCTCTTTTTGACAATGCAAGTGAGGGTAGATTGACCGCTCTAAACAATTTTGATATCGCTGTTATGATGCCATCAGAATCTTTAGGCGCTGTTGATGAAGTCGAACAGGCAAATGGAGAAATAAAAAACGCTCTTATTGGAACTCTTTTTGGGTTGAGAGGAGTTGAAACGGATGAAACTGATTATGAATATCGAATTGTATATAACGGTAGTGTGACACTTTTCTACACCACTGCTTTATATGTGAGACTCTATTCATTTCAGATACCTTCTGATATTACTTTCAGAAATACTGATTCAATCATACCATTATCAGTTGCGCTAAGAGATGTTGTACTTGATATCGCAGTATCAGACAATCTAAACACTGCAAAACTAGAGACAGAAATAAACATTGATGAGGAGGAGTAGAATGACAACAAAAGCTTTTATCACGAAAGTGCGAGTCAGTCCTACGGTTGACAAGGGTGTCACCATGGTGTTGGCCGTTGAAGGCAAGATTCCTGTTGATCTTTTTTGGAGAAATCGGTTGACTGATGGCGACATTAAGTTAGTACCGAAACCAAAAAGACGCAAGAGTCCTATTGATGAAATTGAAACCAAAAACAAAAAAGGAGGGTAGACTATCATGGGAAATCCAAGAACAAACATTGCATTATCTGGACAGGGAAGTCCAACGCTCGGGAAAAGGACTGATCTGATTATCGGTCAATTGCCTTTCAATAATGCGAATGCTGGAAAGGTTTTTACAAATGTTCAAAACTTGACTGTCACAGAACTTGACACCATATTTTTGGCAAATACGAGCTTGAGAAATTCAATCAAAAAGTATCTGACTACAAACAAGTATTACAGTCGTTTGGATGTTCAGACTCGTGAAGCTGATACAGGTGCTGTCAAAGCTTCTGGAAAGATCACATTCGCTGGCACTGCAACGGAAGACGGAACTCTTCTGGTTAGTGTTGCATCTGAAAAAGACTACACTGTGGAACTTGCCATAACAACAGGCGATAATTTAGATGCAATTCGTACAGCATTAACAGCTCTTTTTACAGCTGTAATTTTCCCAAATATGCCTGTTGCTGTAACTGATGGAATTACAGGCGTCACAGGTTTTGAAGCAATCGACGGTGGATCTATTGGAAACGGTTATGGCATCAAGGTTGTTGGTGCGGTTGCTGGTATTACTTATGCTATTACAGCAATGGCGAGTGGTGCAACTGATCCTACTTATGTCAGCACTGATATTCCTACTGGACAGAGATATTCTGGTATTATGGCCCCGAGTTGGTTTGCATCCGCGTCTGTTGATGCTCTTGCGACCGCTCTTGATGCCATTTTTAACTCAACGAATGCTATCAAAGATGGTGTTTGTTTTCATGGAATGTATGACACATACGCCAATCTGCTTGCTTTTGTCACTGCTCGAAACTCAAAAAGTTTGGTAGTTGCTGGAAATAAAACGGCACCTGCCACGAATCCTTTTGCGAATACACTGCAAACCGGTGGTGCGATTGTTCACCCAATTGACTGGATTTTATCTGCGTTTATGGGTATCCGTTCAATCCGACTGACTGAAGATGCACCGATTGCTGATTATGTTATTGCGAATGGTCTTGATGTTTTTGGTGGCATCGCTCTTGCCTCTATGCCTTATTTCAACACTCCTTTTGCAAGTGTGCCTGTTACTTCTGCACAGATTCTCTTGACTGAGACTGAAAAACTGAATCTTGAAACAGCTGGATTTTTTGTTATTGATGTGAATGATGCCGAGAATGGTATGCTTGCCGGCTCAGCTCCGACAACTTACAAGACTGATACGCTTGGAAATTCAGACAGTACATGGAAGTATCTCAATTATTTTGATACTGGTTCCGCTGTTAGAGAGTATATTTTCTCTGCAATAAAAGCAGACCTCGCGCAGATGAGATTGACCAACGGTGAACTGACCGCAGGAAGAAATATCCAGAACTCTGGAAGTATTGAAGCATTGTTCATGAAATACTATGCTTTTCTTGGAGAGAAAGTTCTGGTGCAAACAGGTGGCGCAATTGTCAGCGCTGTATCTGATGCCACTGTTGTTACTATTGACCTCGCAAAGCGTACTGTGACGCTAATATCACAGATTCCAATTGTTACACAGTTGGGAACGATCAATATGGCTATCAAACAAGTTTTTACAATATAAGGGGGTAAAAAACCATGAGTGGATGGCAAAGAATATCAGTACCCAGCGTGATAATCAATAACGAGACGCTGGCAATAGTTCCCGGCTCTTTGAGTTACAAGGGTGGAGCACTTAAAACATCCGTATCAGCTCTTTCGGTTGGTGGCGGTAAGGTCAAGGCAATTCATGCTCTTGATGCCGAGGGTGCTGTAGGAATGGTGAAATTTAAACTCGCATTGACAACTGATGTCGATGCAAAAATTGCAGACTGGAGCGAAAACACCGCAAGTAATGCAATCAGTTTCGTTCAGAAGATTGGAACAAAGAATGCAAAAAGAACTTTTACAAACATGTCGCTGGTCGAAGATCCGGAAAGAACAACTGGATCAGAAGGTGAAGTTGAGCTGGAGTTTCAAGGCGACCAAATGAGTTAATGAAGTGAAAAAAAAGGCAATAGAAATAAGTGCACTCGATGCTCTGTATGGCTTAATGTCTATAGGGTGTCGAACTGTACTTGTAAATTTTTTTAATTATGTCGGTATGACAATGAGAGGCAAAAAATGAAGTATGATGTAGAAAATGGAGCAATGATTTACGACCTGCAAGACACCTTTGAGTACACGGAAAAGGGAGAAACGGCAACGGCAACTAGTCTGAGACTTTTGGAGCCACCGAGACAGTTTTCTCATGAAGCAATTCGTCTTGGAAAGTTGATCAGAAAAGGCGCGATTCAAGCCGTATCAACAATGAGAGATTTGTTTCCAGAGAATATCGTTGAAGAAAAACCAGATGTTGCCGGTGAAGAAATTATACCATTTTATAAACAGCCAAAACCAGATGAGAAAAAAATTGATGAAGAGTCAAGAGAACTTATTGACCTCATGATGAGTAGTGATCTAGATATGGAGGATTTGTGTAAAGTTGGTAAAAAGTTATTTACGAAAAAGTCTCAGGTTGGAAGCGTAAAAATAATTGCATTTGTTAATGATGACGCTGGCACAAAATTGTCACCAGAACTATTTGACCTCATGACCGTTGATGATCAGCTGGGGGTTATAGCTTTTTATGCGACTTTTTTCGATATAAAATCTCGTGGTGTGCTACGGACTACATCGAGCTTGCCACAAGAGTCGTGAGTGCGATAGGCGGGGGTTCAATTGCTGATATCGTAGATATGAATGCTTTTGATATTTCCGTTATGATTGACGAACTGAAGAACATACAGGAGCGAAACAAATGAGTTACAGTGTTGCATATATCTACCGACTCCGTGATAAGATGTCTCCGGGGATGAAAAAGATAGCAAAAAGCTCTAAAAAAATGGCCGATAAGCTCAAAAAAGATGGTAACTCAATATCAAAAACCTATGAAAAAGCTGGTCGGTCAATGCAATCAGCAGGAAAAAAAATGGTGGTTGCCGGTGGTGCTATTGTGGTAGGTGCTGGATTAATGGCAAAACAAGCAATGGATTTCAACAAGGGAATAGCTGAATTGTCTACTTTAATGCCGAGTAAGACTCTCAAAGGGGTGAAAAAAGAATTTTCGAGTATGATGCTGGGCATATCAAGTGAGTTTGGTCAGAATGCTGAAATTGTTGTTAATTCAGCTTATCAGGCTGTATCGGCTGGGATTGCTCCACAAAGAAAAGCGGTTAAAGACTTTCTGCAAATAGCAGGTAACGCCGCAACTGGTGGTGTAACAACAATGGAAACAGCTGTGAATGCGATAACAGGTGTGACGAACGCTTACGGATTGGAAATCGTTTCGGCAACAAGAGCAAGCGACTTGATGTTTACTGCTATTGTTGGAGGTAGGACAACTTTTGAAGAACTGTCCGCCTCACTATATAATGTCGTACCGACAGCCGCGGCAGTTGGAGTATCTTTTGGCGAGGTAGCCGCCTCACTAGCCGCCATTACAAAACAGGGTACTCCGACCGCTCAGGCGACCGTTCAAGTAAGGCAAATGATTGCAGAATTAGCAAAAGGAAACACAAAAGTCGCGAAAACATTTAAGAATATATCTGGAAAAAGCTTCCCTGAGTTTATAGAAAATGGTGGAACTCTTCAAGGTGCGCTTAACATGGTGAATAAAGAGGCAGTCAGGACGGGAAAAGGAACGCTTGATATGTTTGATTCGATAATGGCTGGTCAAGGTGCTATGCAGTTATCTGGAAAAAATGCTGATAAATATACCGAGGCACTTGAAGCAAACAAGAAGTCAATGGGAGCCACCGCAAGAGCTGCCGAAAAGATGAAAAAATCTGCAAGTTTTAAGTGGAATCAGGCTGTTCAAGGCGTGAAAAACATGGCAATTCAGCTCGGACAAGTGCTGTTGCCCTTTGTGATAAAAATTGCAACTAAACTATCAAAGATGACAAGTTGGGTCACGAAGCTAGTTAAGAAATACCCAAAATTTTCAGCCGGTGTCGTGCTGGTAACAACTGCAATTGGTGCTTTACTTCTGGTGGGTGGAACTCTTCTCGTTATGTTTGGCTCTCTTGCGGTTAGTTTAGCCGCTATGCCTATTGCTTTAGGTATCGTGTCTGTTGGCTGGGCTGGTGTTACTGGAGCGTTTAGCACTTTTGTAACCGCAACATGGGTATTCTTTACGACAAATCCTATAGGATGGATTGTGCTCGCAGTTGCTGGAATTATAGGTGCTTTTGTTCTGCTTTATAAAAATTGGGATGTGGTATCGAGTTTCATTACGAGGACGGTTAAAAGTATCACTTCATTTATATGGAAATGGAGAGGTGTTATCATGCTATTTTTACCTGTTTTGATACCAATATTTATGATATGGAAAAAGATAAAAAAAGAGTTTGGAAGTTTTGGTGGAATGATTACAGTTATTGGTGGAAAATTTAAAGAGTTTGGTAGTTGGATGGGTACTTATTGGGGCGGTGTTTGGGACGACATGAAGTTGGGATTTGATGATTTCATGATAAATCTTGCAGAAAAAATTGAGTTTGCCAAGGGTTGGATTGCTAATTTGTTTTCAGGAAAGCTTGGCTGGATTATGGAAAAGATCGCAACATTAAACGCGGGGGTCATAGCTCAAACAGGAACTGACTTCAATATGAATGACAACAGAGTTGCTGAAAACTTTCAAACATCAAGTCAGTCCATTGCTGGAATGGGTTTTGCTCAATTGCAACAATCTCGACAAAGTGTAGATGTTCGCACACAAAATGATGTAGGTGGAACGCTAAAGATTGAAGTGGATAGCAAAGGAAATGCAACAAAAAAAGGCTCAACACAAAAGGGAAACCTCGGATTTCAGGTGTAAAAAATGACTAGAGCAGAAGTATTACTACAGGGTGAATACAAAGGAATGGAAATTTCAATTGTTGGTGAAGATGAAAGCGGTGGAAGAAAACTTGTGCTTTTCGATTACCCTCACAGCGATTCAAGATCAATTCAAGACATGGGTGGACTGCCTCAAGATTTTTCTATAAAATGCGTTATTCACGGAGCTAATTATATAGCCGATTCAGAGCGTTTCAGAGCGCTACTTTTGGACGGAGAAAAAGGTGAACTCATCATGCAGACTATTGGTGCAGTTGATGTCTATACTGCCACTTACAGCAAGAGTTTTAAGCAATCAAAAATTGGTGCTATTTATTTCGATGTCTCATTTAAAATCGAAGATATGCTTGGAGAAATACCACAATTTGAAGATGTAACAGCGCAAGATGTCAACCAAAATTCGGATGAAGCTCTCGACGCTTTGGCCGATAGTGTTGCGTTTCATAAAGTTCTACCGACCACAGCAAGCAACGCATTGCAACTAAAGCAGGATATTTCTGATTTTGCAGACACCATGAGAGACGGTTTCAATGATATTGGTGAAATGGCTGGAAAGGTCGAAGATGTAATGAATAATGTAGAGCAGGCAATTTATAATACTGACGAATTTATAAAAGATATGGTCTTGGATAGTCCTTTTGGCATTATTATGACAGCCGGTATAAACGCCTTTGACCGTTGCAAAAATGTTGCTGGATACGGTCATGATTTAGCGACAAGGATTATGAATACTCAGAGCACTTCACAGCTTTCAAAAGGAGGAGATACCGACAATGTTTTTGAGGAAAATGATGATTTCTCTGTGCCTCTCTGGGGTTTTGATACTATTGAAATTAAAGAAAGAGACACTGCGAGGCTTGTCTTGGTCGAAACGATTCGTGCAGGATCTCTAATTTCGACTATGCAACAGACCACTATAATTGACAAGGACACTCTGGAAGCCGTGCAAGGCATAAAAGATACGATAACAAACTTGGTTGATGATTTAGTTAATGGTGATCAAGAAAAACTGATATTTGATGATGACTCTTTTCTTTCTGGATTGTTAGAAATGCAAAAGACAACTTTTCAATATCTTTTTCTGATTGAGCAGGGGCTGTATCATCAGACGCAGATTGATGTGAATTTCATAACCCCGAGCGTTCTTGCACATAATCTCTATGTAGATGAAGAGCAGACAAGGGAGAATATCGAAAGCAAGGCAGAAATGCTGATCAATATGAATGGAGCAGAGCAGATATTTCAAGGTGATACAACGGTGCTGGAAAAGTCATGATAACGATACGAATCAATAAC